TGCGATGGTGCAAACACCCCGGCGACAAACTGCTGCAAGAATATTAAATTCTTGGCAAACTTTTCTTTAAACAACAACGACGCTTTTTCCAACAAGTTATACGCAAGATATGCAGAAGACAGGGATATGTTGTTTTGCTTGTGTATGTTGTCTATGCCCTTCTCGGAAACAATAGCCGTAATGTTGTCCAATGTGGCCTTGAGCGCCAACATGACAGATGCATCGGTCAGGGGCATCTTGTCGTCAGGATCCGAACGGGCACAGATAGTTTGAGTTTGCACAATAGCCGTAGTGTTGTCGTCGTAGCAAAATCCAACGCTCACTGTAACTGCTTTGATGCTTTTCTCAGGCTCGTCGTGCGTCGCCATTGTGTACACAGGCCACAGCGTCAGAACAATATCTTGCCCCGAAGAAACATCAAGCATAGAACTTAATTGCTCATAAACTTCACGTGTAACTTCAGCTTCGTGGCATAACTGCTTAGCGTCAAATTCTTCAAAATGCTCAATAAGCCAAAACAGAAAAGCGGCCGGAGATGCCCGGTGCTTTTCTGTTTCTGTTGATTCGTTGTCTTCTGTTTCCCAAAATCGATCAAACAATACGCGTAAAAGATACGGAACGCCGGGGTCCATGAACGTGTCATCATCATCGTCAGAAGAGTCGTCGTATGGCACGGCTAACCTCAGAAAATGGCGTTAACGGACGTAGCACTCACACCGTTCTGCCCGGGTTGTGATCTTGCGACGCTGATCGAAACTGCTTCAGATGGTTGCATTGTACCTGAAGTCGTATCTGTTGTCGTAGTGACGCGGACGTTGTTGCTTAGACACATACCAATGTTGCCAGTACCGTCGGGATAAAACAATTCGATGACGCGATGCTGATCCATGTAACTTTTAGCGAAAGCAATAAAAGCATCAAGGGTCTTTGCTGCAATTGTCGTGTCTGCGTCAAATGCCGTCTTAAGATGCGTCACGATGTCAGGTACAGATGCTGAATTTACGAACGCCGGAATCGTACTCATCACGCCCCCTACTCTTTAATGTTCATAGTCACAAACACACCCAGAAAAAAGCATAACGTACACGACACCACATCAATAGAGTGTCTTATCAAATCGTGCAGATTTTGGTCAAAGTTGAAATGCCCAAACATCAGTCAACACCCAAGAACGAAGCGATGTTGCTAGCGGCATTAGCGGCCGTAACACTACCAACGCGGGCAAGCTTAGATAGGGTTTCACGAGGTGGCTCCAGATCACCAATCAAGGTGTAACACTGGATACCTGAATCATCGTCACCTGTGTAGATGCCTCTGTGCAGAACAGTCGCAGGCTTCTCAGGATACCCACTACCTAGAAGCTGATCTAATTGCTCAAATCCCGACATGAGGTAATCGTCAGAAAACGTTTGCTGTACTTCGGGACTGGTAGCGAAGACACAAACACCCTTCTTACCTCGCCGCAGATCACAGGCTGACAAGACATTGTTGGCTAGTTCATCTCTAATGACGCTGCGCACATCAGCAGGCGACGATACCTTCTTAGGATCAATGTATGCCGAACCCATGACAAGGATGCCTGAGTCGAGAAGCTGGAAGAACTCACTCTGATCAAACGTTACTAAGCCCTTACGGTTGGCTGCGTAGTAATTAAAGACGTTAAACAATTCCGCCACTACAGAGTTAGCCTTGGGATAAAGATCGGCCATAGATGACGAGTAAATGTTCTTGACGCGGGCATTGTCAATCACGATCAAAGGACTGACCTTAGCTGCCATTAGTTCAGAAAATGCTTGAATGGCATTGCGACAGGTCAACTGGCCTTCGCCCGGTTGTGGCAATGAAACGATGGCGCCTACACGGGTATCTTCTCCCGTGGTCTGTGCCATGTGCTTGCGAGCTAATGCTACGAGGCTGGAGCTCATGCCTCCACCTGTACCGCCACCTAGACCGGCACAGATCAGAATGCAATCTAAAGGACCAGAACCCCACGCCCTAAACAACAAGTCTCTTACATCTGCATCTCGATTAGCCAAAACTTGCTTGGCTAATTTCATATCCTTAGATGCTCCGCCCACGTCCAAAGACAGTTTGGGCATCTCGGCATCTAGGCCGTCAAAGTCATTTACCGTGGTATTGAGAACACCTACACGTCGATATCCCAAGGCCCAGAACGCTTGTGCAATACGACCACCCGCCTGACCACATCCAAGTACACCAATCCGAGCTGCGACGGGGTAAGACAAATCATCTTCAATTGGAGCTACTTGTTTAGTCGCTTGCTTAGATTGCGCCACAGATGTTGTCAGCGCAATGTTGCCCGGACGAGACGGCATAGGGGGACCAGATGGCTTCAATTGTTCTGCGGCATTCAAGGACTTGGAAAAATCAGACATGTCTTACTCCGCGTCAGACTTGGGTTTTTTACGCCCGTACCTATATGGAACTTGTCCGCCTCCACGACCTTCCATGATGTCCCTGTGCGCATCCTGAGATTCATTGGCCGGTACGGTTTTCGACATTATTGTAAGTTTAGCTGCCTTGATCAATTCCAATGCTGAAAAACGTCCAAGGTCAGCCGCCGTGACAATCTTGTCCCCGGATACTTTGTCAAGTAACGCCGATACGTTTCCAATCAAAGCTGATGGCGCTGACTTGCGCACGCGAGTTACACGATTGATTACGTCATCTACGTCGCGATCGGATTCGACGTCTTTGTTGAGATTGTATTTGGTCGTGCGGCGGCGTGGCATTGCACTTCTCCTCCACTAAGGAACAAGTAACTCGCACCATGCGTCGGCAAAAACCGTAGAATTTTCAATGGAGCGTGTTGCCATTGTCTCAAAAATCTGTTCTTGCGCAAACGCTAACGATGCGTATTTGACAAAGTTTGACGTGTCATTAATTGCGGAAGGCGCTTGCATCCAATTTGTTTTAATATCGCATGGCACCAAAACGCCTGTCTCGTCGGTTTTGATAATGTCGCTATAAGGCGGAATGTCCCACGCTAATACGGGACAACCACACGTAGTAGCCAATGTCGCAAATGCTCCAAAATTAGATTTACGTGACGGGAACCATATCCAATCGTGTGCATGAAAATGCGTTGCAAGTTCGTCTAATTTGGGCATTGGTTGCATAACGAACCGCGTCGGTAAATCTCGCAACATGCTCTTAAGGGTTTGCTTGTCTGTAGGTGCAAAGTTTTTAGTACACAACAATGTAAATTCTAGATTGGAGTGTAAGTTCAATAACTCATCAATCGCTGACAACATGAATCCCGCTGAATTGCTGATAGCATCTGAATCCGCTACCACACAAATTCGTCTGATGTTTTTGCGGACGTGTCCCGTTCGCTTTGTAATCGGCGATCTAACATCCCACGGCACTGTCAGTAACTTCTTAGTCCGCGTCTTACCATAAACACATTGTGTAAACGTTTTTTTAATTGAGGGTGTCGGCACAACGCAATAATCAAAAAAGGATCGTATTGTTTCTACGGATTCCAGTCGCGTGGATTGCCATAAAGGTACAAGGATTTGATTGCATTTTTTAGACACGGAGCGCCGATAATGTTGAGTCATTGTAATAAAATCATGATCGACACCCATGTGTACGATCGTTGTAGCTGACAGTATAGCCGGCAACACATTTACGCGAGATAACACGTGCGCATCCCAGAAAGATGATGCCACGCCAGATTTAGTACCCTGTGGTAAAATAAACACTTCTTGATTTGACATTTCCAAAGCAACTTGCGCCACACGCAACGCCGCATATGTGGTTTCATCTCGGCGATAGGGCGTGTAGATATAAATCATAGTCGCGTCCAATCGCCTTTGTTGTATCTCGGGCCGCGCGTGACAGACCTGTAATGAAACACGTAGCTCGACAAAGCTATGCCTGATTTTAAACCAAGCTTATGCCAACGCGATTGTAACTCATACTCTTGTAACGTCATAGCCGGGGTAGGGTTAGGCTGGCCTTTACTGTTAAAAGGGTTTACATCTCTAAAAGGTTGTTCGGGCGCATACATATTCTTTTCCCATGTGCTTGCCTTGGCCATCATGCAAAAACCGTTGATTGATGCCACTTTTACTTTGGTTGCTTGTTTGGCGAGTAATTCTAGTTGTACATCATCCATGTTTGTTGCGTCGGGACCCCGATACGTTTCAGCATAATGTTTAACAAATTGCTCGTCTTCTGTTCCGGGAGCATTGGTGACGGGACCCACTAATTGCACACGATCAGCGCGTAACGCCGACACCATGCCATTGTCGTAATTTTTAGGGAAAACAACGTCACTGTTAGTTACACAGATAAAAGAAAATCGGGTATCGCGCAATGCCGCCATGATCCCGGCATTCCACGTTTTAGTAAGACCCATGTTTTGGCGATTTACAATCAAACGCATGCGCGTCGGATACCGTTCCATAAGATTGCGCACAATCGTATTAGGTATGTGCACATCACGACTTATGGTTTCATGGAAGTCAGGACTGGCATCGTCTACCAGATAGACATGCGTCTCTACGTGAGCCGCAGCTTCGATCGCTGAAGTGATCGCAAGCGCGGCATACTCAAATTTTCCGTACGTGGGGACGATAACACATAGCCGATCCATAAGTTCGTCCCTTAATTATTACCTGCGACGGCCGAACAACCCACGGCGTTGTTGCGGTTGCGGTGGAACATACTGGGGCGGCGCATATCGTGGCTGATATTGAGGCGGCGCGTACTGCGGTTGATATTGCGGAGCTGCGGGCGGCGCCTCCTCTTGCGGTTCCGGTACTCCCACACTCTCTGGAGAAGCAAAACCAAATTGACGTTCTCTTTCCTCGTCTTCTTGTCGTTTTTGCGCATCTAAACTGCGTTGAAACAGTGACAGCTCGCCTTCAGGTGAAGATGGATCCCGCGACTGAACTCTGTCCCTGTGACTGTCTGGGTGTTGCTCCAAATCAGCTAGCTCTTGAGGCGTCAGGTCTGAACGATTCGCCGGTGGAGGTGGCGGAAGAATACTGTCAAGTTGGTTTTGTTCCTGTCCGGTAAATGCCTTTTGCGTTTCCGTAAGAGGAGGGGGAAGATTTGGATCAACAAGCTCAGAGGGAGACTCAGACACTTGTGGCGTGTACGGAGCTACAGACGGACTTTTAAACGGATCGTTTGGTTTCGGTTTTGCGGTCGGAACTGGTGCCGGAACTGGCGGTTTTTTTGGAGCGTCCGGCTGTTCCGGACTGTAAAGCTCAGACGCATCTGTAGGTAATGGTGTTTTATCCGCAAAAAAGTTACCAAGTCTTTGTTTAATTTTTTCTGGGTCAGTTGCGCTTACCGCACCTGCGGCTATTCCGCCAAGTCCGCTACCAATTCCACTTGCAATCGGCGTTGTATACGCTTTTGCCGCTTCGGTGCGTTTTTTTATCTTTTCGCCTTCTTGCGCCCAAATTTTTCCAAAATCAAACGGAACTTCAGGCGGCGGTGGCGTTGTAGCGTTGACCGGTTGCGGTGCCCGCGCAGGTAGCAGCCTAGCAGCCGCACCACCAGCAGTTCTACCAGCAGCCATCGCAGCGTTGGCTCGATTTAATTGCTGTGCCTGCTGAACGTACACATCCGGAATTTTACGCGTGCCTTCGCCAATCGTGCTAAAAGTATATGGTCTGCCGTCAGAACCCTCAATCGTTACATTGGTTTCACCCCTATTCAGCGCGTCTGCAATAGCTTTTACGTACTCACCCGGATTGTCTTTATCGTAACGTGGCAGTCGTGGATTAACTGCGGGCGCAGGCTGTGTCTGATTGCCGCCAGCTTGCATACGATCGGCAGCCGCTTGTTGTTTTTTGAATTTAACAAACTCGGCATAGTCCGGGTGGTTTTCAAATGCCTTTCGTGCTGCTTCGTGCCTTCGCAGTTCGGGCGTGGGCGGCGTGCTGATCGTACGACGTATACGAAATCCGGGAATGGTGTCATCGTCGTCATATGTAACGTCCATGAGTGGATTTGGTTTTGGCTGTGCGGGTTTGGCCCTCGGTAATTTAGGCTGCGGTGGTGGTTGAGGTGCTGGTGGCGGTGGTGGTTGAGGTGCTGGTGGCGGTGGTGGTTGAGGTGCTGGTGGTGGTGGTGGTTGCGGCTGAGGTGCTGGTGGTATTGCTGGCTGCGGCGATGCTTGCTTTACAGCCGCAATTGCACCCAAATCAGCTGCGGTCTTTGCGACCGCAACCTGCCGACGCGCAATTTCAGCGCCAAGATCATAAGCAGTTATAATTTTCAAGGTAAGACTCCTAACCTGTTGGTTGCACACCGCCCGCCTGTCCCATAGCAGCACTGTTGGCCGCCTGCGTCTTCGTATCGCGTCGCTTTTGTGCCATTCTCTCTTTGACCAGAGCATGCATTGTCGGATTAGATTGTTTCAATTTGCGCAGATCGGAATCTTTAACAGACTCCGGTTGTCCAAGCAATTGATCCGCCAGACTATCCGCAGCCGCCATCATATCCTGAGGCGTCTGTTGCGTGTTCTGTCCCATAGCTTGAACATACTGCGTAACCGGGCTTTGCTGCTGCGCCATGGCGTTGGGATCTTGTCCACCTTGAGGAGCGCCACCGCCTTGAGGAGGAGCACCGCCTTGGGGTTGATTAGGATCGCCTGTCTGACCCTTGGCAATCTGCTGAGCAAAGCCTTGTTGCTGCATCTCTTCTTGCATACGGGCTTGAATCTCGGATTGAAAGCGCGCCTCTTCTCCCAGTTGCTTTTGTTCCTGTCTCCAATCATAACCCATGTCGCGCAAAACCGTAGTGCCAGACAACTGCTGTGACATCATCATCTGCGCAGCCATCATTTGCTTCTCAAGATTGTCAGCAATAGTGATGCGCTTGAGCGATGTCTTAACAGTCTCCCACGACTTAATGCGACTGATCTCTGTCGTCAACCAACGCAAAAATCTATTGGCGTCATTTACCAAAGGATGATGCGTGGCTTCAAACAAACGCAATGCTACAGGCGCCGTTTGAAGTTGCAGACTTCCATTATAAAGTTCAACGGGAGTACCGCAATCATTCAACAAGCGTTCGTAGCCTTGAGCAATTAATTCCGTTGGTGCCAGTTGCTTGGCATCGGCACCAAACATCTGGAAATTAACGGGAAACGGAAATACTTGAATTGAGGCGGGATCTCTGCGCCTACGCCTAATCATCTGCAAAGCTTGATTGCGAAAATCACCGCCGTCATATGTCATTAGCGGATCCATAGCTCCGCCCGACGGGCCACCTGCGCCTTGCCGTGGCTGAGGCGTGATAATCCTAAAAGGAATCACGTAGTCAAGAGCGATGGCTTCGTTGAAACGATGAAGAACCTGCACGTACCAAATCTGCCTGAAGTTAGACAGCAACCGAGGAATACCCCAACCTCGGTTAATCATGCCTGACAACGTTGGTTCTTTCATGTGAAAAATAGCATCAGGGTTAAACCTAAAAACCTGATTTAATTGCACGGCCTTTAGAACTTCTTGGTCCACACGCTCCAAATGAAACAAAGAACCTTGGCGAATTTGTCTGCGGTAGTCTTCGGGGATACGCCAAATGTAATTCAAGTCTTCGGTGTAAAGATCATGCAGCAATTCAATTTCGTGGACGTTCCAATGCTTAACACGAATTTTACTTTCGTCTTTTTCGTCTTTGATTTTCCAAGGCCCACGATATGTTTCTTTACCTTTCTTGGCACATACGGGACATGTGGCAACAAAATCAGGCATCTGCCAACTAAAATTAAATACTTTGTTTTCGTAGATTTCTTTGAGCGGCGCCTGATATCCACACTTAGGGCAACTAAGAAAACGTTTGAAAGGTACAACGATACTGCAAAAACCATTACCGTAACACATGCGATTGCGCAGAGCTGTTTGAATCTCACCAATGATGTTCATATCATCGCGTAAGTATTCTTCCCACTTTTCGCGCTCATCATCCGAGGCTTCTTCAATGACAACATCAGTAAGGAAATAACTGATGATGCGTTCCATGGCCATACGGTAAGTGCCATGGTAATTCCAAATAAACTCACACCAGTACAAAGCCGATCTAATGTTCTGAGGAATAGAGAGACTGGCTACGTCCATGAATGGATCGGGAAACTCGGCACCACCGCCAAGTCCCGAGAAACGTGTAAACTGCCCGCGCATTAACGCCGAAGTCATGCTGCGATTCCTTGTAAGTGCTTATTGCTTATTTACGGCGAAAGGCATCCGCAGCTTCATCTGACAGACGTGAGGCGATATGCCGATCATGAATATCTTCGGCCTGTTTTTCAGTAGAACAGGCGCCAGTGCATTTACCCGAGCAACCCTTTTCGACCGGGCTGTCGGGTGTCTGTTCTGTAATAATACCGCGTTTTTCGATCATGACAAACTCCGTTAGCCGTTGTCTTCCTCTGAATCATCTTTATCTACTGTAACAAGGATGACGCAGTCAAACACACCAAACGCAAACTTAAGGCCAAAATACTTGGTGTCGTAGATCTTATCTTTCTCTTTAAGCTTATTGGGCTTAGGCGCTGGTACAACGACTTTAAGAGGTAAACCTTCAGGATGAGTTTCAGAGCTGTAAGGAGGACAGAACTGTTGGCCGTCAGCATAACGTGTGTCATACACAAGGACCACACAACCGTCACCCGTAAAAATACCGTGAAACCAAGTAGACATAGAACCAAAACCGGGTAATTCAATAAACACTTGCGTTTTGGCTTTTTGAGGCGTTGGTCCAACAACAAAGGGAATTTCCAACGCTTCGTAACCCATACTGGCACTTACGTCTGGTGCGGCTTCTGACATGACAGGCTCCTCAGGTTTAACGGTCTTCGTAACAGGGGCAGGCGTAGGTTCATTGCGAGTCAGATTTGTGTGCATCATAGACGTCAGTTGAGATACCTGAGCCATGAGTTGCGCAATGATAAGTTGATTGGGGTCTTGTTTGGCGCCAAGAGGAGGAAAGACAGGTTCTTCCGCAGGCGCAGCCGAAGCTACAGTTCTTTGAGTAACGATAGGGTTTGAGGGGATAGCATAAGATTGCATAGGCGTGCCTTCCATGTCAGCACGTGGAACAACGTAACTGCCGGGCATCAAAGGATTAGAACGAAGGGGTTCCATAGCTTTCTTTTCCGGTAATTTTTGAGCTGTGCTTAATTCAGAATAAATCTTAAACGGGTCTTCACTGCCGTGTTTGGCGTAAATCTTTTCGTAGTTTTTTTTATCTATGTTGGCCAAGTCAACAACAATGTTGCCGCCTTTTTCATCAGGATCAATACACACAACGTCAGGAACGTTGTGGTCAAAGCCTTTACTGCGTCCGTCATTTTTGCCATATGAGCCGGGAATAACAGCATAATCACCCGTAACACCACCACCCAACAAATACCTTTGTCTTTCGTCGGGCTGATGGTAATGCGCGTCGTCTGGCGTGAAGCGTTTAGTACCTTCGGGTAATACCATCGGATTGGACATGGCCACCTCGTGGAAATAGGGGTTTGTGCAAGTGTAGGAAAGGAAAGGATTAGTTACAAGTTCGATTAACAAAAGTCTCTGATAGCTAAAAAAAAGACCAAGCCACCCGGGAACGCCCCGGACAGCTTGGTCAAATTTTATTTGGACGCCGTAACGGCGTCTATTGTCCGCAATACAAGTTTGGAGTATTCTCCAAACCTGTTCCGCCAGACGATTTCTCCGGGGCCAAAGGCCCCAAGGGCGGTGTTGAAAATTTCTGTGGCGCGGCGAGCATCAGCGGAATCGGCCGTAGCCAACTCCGCAATGCTTAACCCTGTGACCATCTTTGTCAATTTGTCTGCTGCGACCACAGACGATACGAATTCAGTTTGCATCGTGCATCCTCCACTAAACAACGGCATTACGCCGGCACAGCTAAACCGCTGTACATGTTATATGACGCAATTTTGCCTTGAATTTAGGCAGGTTTGAAAGGTAGCCAATCGTCTGTATTCGAGTTCCAGCGCAGTGCTTCTTTGGTGGCAGTTAACACGTGATTGACCGTACAGTAATTAACGGCACCGCATTTACATGACTTTGAAAAACAGTCATAAGTATTTTCATGCTCCTTACAGTCAGGAGCAATAACAACTTTCATACAAACGGTACAACGGATAACCACGGTATATTCCTCGTGTCCGCACATTCTAAGCTCAACAATAATTTCTGCAATAGTTAAAAAAAAGACCACGCCCAGCCCTAAGGCCAGACGTGGTCTCTGCATTACGCCAACATGTCTGGCGGGAACGCCAAACTGATTTTCAATCCGTGTGGGTATTCCACCCACTCCTTGCTATCCCATCTTTCTCCGGTGGGCAGCGGAGTTAAGACAAAGGCTTGCGCCTCCTCCAGATAGTTGTCCACCTGCCCCTCTCCGAGGAGGTGTGTAACCTCGTAGGCTACACTACCATCCGACATCGCTGTCGGAATTGGAGACTTGACGTCCCGGAGCGCCGCAAAGGCGCCCACAAACGGATTGAGCAGGACTGAGTCCTGCTGCAAGATCAGATCGATCTTGCGCAATTGGCCGCGCACAACAAGGGCCATGTCGGCCCATGACCTGCGCCCAGCGGCGCAAGCCGCCGTGGTCATGGCAACATCCACCGCCACGGCAGCGGTGAACGACGCAGCGTCGTCCGCCGCGCACTGCGCGGCTGGCATCCCCCTCAAAGGGAAAACGCTTTCGGTGGCATTGATGCCACCAACAACACCTGCCCCGAAGGGCAAGATCCGCGCCACGGTGGCGCTGGGAGTGCAATCTCCCAACGCCCCGTCAAGGTAATTAGGCGGTACATCCTGTACCACCAGCCATTCACCGGACAGTACAAAATGCCGGTCTTCGATGACCGTTACCTCTTTTGCCAACAGAGCAACTCCCACGTTTCCTCTGAACTTAGTGGCGATGCCATTGCGGTTTTTCGGCATCGTGGCATTGTGCCACTTTGCAAGGGCTAGGCTGTTATCAATATTGCTAGTAGTCATGAGAAACCTCCACGCAATAACTGACACGCTATCCGAAATGGATAGCGCGACGCATTGCAGATAATATGACGCGTTTAGGGTCTGTTATTTAGTCGTCGTAATCGTCGTCATTACGCGGTATTGGCGCCTGTCTGACTTGTTTCTTTTTGTCTTCTTTGAACGTGACACTCGTTATCATTTCGACTGGACCAAAATAATAGTCTGCCTGCATCTTGACCACAGGCAATAATGTCTCAGTATCGACTTCTGTAACCGCACCATCTTTTACCGCAGGAACTGTCAATGCCGTTGCACCGTCAGGCAGATACACATACCTCTGCGGCCCCTTAGTGACAGGCAGAGGTACGCCATAAAAAGGAAATACATAAACGTCTTTACCTTCTGCCGAACTTAAATACTTGGCCAAGGCTACAGACGTGCGTACGTTCTTAATCTTAGGAGCCTCGCCGTCTGCGCATTCGACAATCCAATAACCTATCGACGTGAAATTAGGAACGACGTCACCCACAGGCATTTCGGCTGCAACTTTTTCCTGAATGACGGTTCGTGTAAATTCGCTTAATTTGGCAAAGCTGTTTTTAAATAACTGTGCGTCATCACATACAACTGTTTTATGCATAGCCAATTCACGCGATACAGGACTACGCCGTGTTTCTTCTACCGTCTCTTTGCCGACGGGACTTAATTTGTCAAACCATGTGTTCCACGCAGCCAGTGCCATTACACACCATTCTTCGTATTAGCAATTTCAACCAGAGGATTCTTACCCGCCGCAAACGCATCAAAAAACGTTTGCATTTCTTTCTCAGGCGGCAATTTTATGGGATAGGGAATCAGCTCGTCTGGCTTAAAACAAATCGTGCTGTTGTTGGAAATGATCCCTATTGCTTTGATGGGTATGACATTGGATACGAGCATATGCAAATCAGACGCTAGTGGATCGGCAATGTTAAATGTCTGTATCGCAAACTTGGCTGCAAGCTTACGCGCCAAACTAAACATTGTGATGCCACAGATGTGATCTTCAAGCGCAGGCCATTGTTCTTTCTGTATGGCAAACAATGTGTGATTCCACGAAGAATCGCCGTCGGTTTTAACTAGATTCTTAAAGATCGACGAAAAGAATTTATGCTTATAGATTTTTAAAGGCGCAGTCATGTCTTTCTGCAAATCAACAAAATGTCCATCAACAAAAGCACCGTGCAAGTTAGCCAACGCCGGCGTGAAAAATACAAAGTCGGCTAACATCTCGTAGAGAGATTTAGATAACCCCAAAGGCAAAGGCACTTTCGGAAACTGTTCAGCGAAATCGTGTGCCTTACCTAAGCTCACGATTTCTTTCGTGGGATTATTTGCACGGGCTTGTTGTTGACGTGACATAATATTAGTCGTTCAAAAAGCCAAGTTGCGCAGCTAGTTCCGTAATTAACCAGCTATCCTGTTGTACATTAACGTGCGGCCGTGTCCAACTGGAAACATCCCATTTCTTGGTTGCGTCGTCCGTTTCCCATGGCTTGCGCAATTTCAAGACAATAGGCCACGACAACGAAAACTCAGAAGGCATCACCGCTTCGGTAATATCTCTGTGGTTAGCATTATTATACCAAAGTCGCAATGGCACTTGCACTTTGCTGTCAGGTAACGTGCAGTCCAAACCAAGCATCTTTAAAAACAGCCGCGTGTCAAACCCAATAAACACGACGTTGGAATTTGCCGTGTCTAAGATGTCGCCGACGAACGCATCAGGGTTATTACGTAAGATCCACGAGGCTGCGGCTTCGGCAACTGTCAGACCATCCGCAGCGTCACGGTCTTTGCTGGACCATTTACCCACAAGCTGTTTCTGCAAATCTACAAGCATCACTTCATCGAACGTACCCGTATAAGGTTGGTTAGCTGCATCGGCCTCGAAACTGTCCTTACGTTCTTTAATGTACTTGGAGATCTTGTCGGCGTCCTTGTAGTTAGACGGCGCCTTAAAGTCCGGGGTCATCGAAGCAATATTGTCAGGATCCACAAGTTTAGTTGTAAACGACACAATAATTCTTGTAGTCTTGCTGCTCATATACGTTCCTTAAGTAATGTTGCCGTTTTCGTCTACCCGGCGCAACTGGCTGAATACGCGCAGTTGCTCATACTCGGGTCCTGTAATATCTGAATCCGTCGTCGGCACCGCTCCAAGCAATGCCGCACCTAACTGTTGACACATACGCCAAATAACCTTGTGCGCGTTACCAGCCGTAGCGCCGACAGGTTGACCCACGAATAACTCAGGGTGGGCCAACGCCAAATCATCAACAATAACCAAGTCAGGCGGTACATCCATTTGTTTGAGAATGGATATAGACGTGAACTTGCCAAAGGTGCTGGGATTCTTAGCGACATCTTTCCACTGTTCAGCAGAAAACGAACAGTACATGGCAGACTGCTTATCAGGCTCAGGCTGCATGCCAAAGCGTAGAACCACCATACCAGCTACTTCTGCTGCGGCGGACGTGGCGTTCAATAAGGCACTAATTTGAGTCGGGTCACCTGCCAGTGTCAAAGACCTGTCTCTGGCAAGTGTCATCGTGTCAGATGGGAGCCTGAACCCTAGCGGTACAGGTGTCTCCCTTCGGCGTTGTTCCAGTACAAGAAGCTGCTCTTCCTCAATCTTGGAATGCTCAGCCATCTTTTCCTGAAGCCACGGAAGCACAGCACTATGCAATCCCGTGAACAGTTGCTTTTCCTGAAACGGCTTAGCGGCAGCGTGCATGGCCGACTGTACGATAATGTCACACGACAAGGGATGGTACTCAGCATCATCCTTGGGAGTGTCGAGCATCTTCTGCAATTCCGAATACGCAACCACATAGGCTCGGCGCAACGACAGAAGCACGTTGAAAATGCGTAAGCCTTCAGGGTCTTCTAGAAACCTAGACACGTCCTGAGTTGCTTCGACCTGTGCCTTGTCCGCTTCTGTCACTTCCATTACACACTCCTAAGATAAATGCCGAGCCACTACGGTACGCTTGCTGCACGAAGGCATCAGCAAACGTTTCTTGAAACCATTACCTACATTAATGCCACGGTAGTAAATCACAGCCTGAATCAACTTACCAACAAACTTGTACTGCGTCTTGTAGCTACTTTTGCCTTTACCAACTTGTATCAAAAATTCAGTCTCATCGGTGTACGCAATTTTTTTACCATCAACCTCAGATATGTATATCTGCATAGTCATTCCTTAAACGTTGTAAGTACGTGCCAGTATGTGACGATTGGTTCCGTAAGGCATCACTAATCGTTTCTTATCGCCCTTCTCAAGTTGAATGCTGTCGTAACATTCAAGAGCCAGCCTTAAATTTCCTCTTATCGACTTTGTGACGGAGTAGGCATCGCTGCCCGAACCTACTTGCAGTAAGAACAATGTGGCGCTGTGCCAATTGATCTGTCTTCCCTTGTAAATAATCGATCGTAACTTTGTCATCACGCACCATATACCTTTCTGCGTAAATACTCCGCCAGCAACAAACCCTCCGCGCGATTGTGATCAGCCTTACGGGTAAGTTTGACGTTGGGGAACATGGCTGCGGCTTTCATGCGGCTGAATTCTTTATCCTTGCCCTGAAGCCCCATGTTCTTCTTCCATGAAATTGGAGCTACGACTTCGTGGTAATAATCTAGCGCCGTAAAGAACAAAGACCACATGCCAAAACCAACACCTACACGAAAACCTGTGTAGGCATTGGCTCCCTTACCTTTAATCTGAACCTGCGCCTCTTCCACGCAAACCCTGATCCGTTTACGCAAAGGATTGAAAGGCTTAAACAATTCGACGATAGCTCTGTGATCAAACAGAGTTTTGGTTTTGGAAGAACCATCTAGTTTCTTGCCAGAGCGTTCCGTTTTGTATGTGGGTATGTCCACCACACACGCAAAGTTGCCACACAGAAATCCAATGGCGCCTTCCGATCCGGGATCAATTCCCACAAAGATGAGTTCTTCGCTATTGGCGACACTTTTCAGAAACTCATCCATGTGTTGACTCGCTGTAAGTGCTTATAAGTTTCGTCAGGTAATCCTGAGCTTTTTTCAGATCGTCTACACCGTTCTTATCCCTGTAACGCGCAATGTACTTAATGACATTGCCTTGCAGAAAACCTTGAAACTGATCCTTTGTCATCCACGCTTCCATAGCATCCCACGGCTGAATTGATTTGTTGTAATGCTCAGGTGTCGCCATGGTTATCCTCCGGATCAGCATCAAGGGAATCCCACAACAACAGGTCGTGGCGATATGGCTTGTATAGGTGATGCCTGTCTCTTTCCCGATGCAGATCAATAGCGCGTCTCAAGCGTTTGACTTCTGCCATCAGCCGCCGCGCAGATACTACTGTGTCTGTCGGCGTGCTGACGGTCAACATAGCTTCAATGATTCTCAATTCATTTTCAGTCATGAGGACACAGCAGGTCGCGCGCCCACTCCTGTACCATCATTTCGCCTTTTACCGTCACCGAACAGTTATCGACAATCGCTCCGCGCAATTCTTGAATGGTGTCAATCAACTTGGCAATGGCACAGGCAGAGTGCCGCAAGTGACATTCTTGCCAATGTGTTGCACCTTCGTTGGATTGCTTGTCCACGAAATTTAATTTCATGAACACCAGATCTGCATCGCTTAACATTTCAATCCCTCACATACAAGCGTTTGCCGCGCACTTCGACAAAACAACTACCCACATTGCTGATCAATGTGCAGTACACCCGATACTTACGCTTGTCATTTGCAAACACCAACATCTTGTCAGTAGCTATTTTCCTGCCGTATCCCGAGGGAGACTGTCCGGGCCGTAGCCCTCCGGGTGAAACTCTTACTGGTTTTTCAATGAGCGTATAGTTCTCAGCATAAGTAATCATCAATTATTCCTTTGACCTCTGTAACGTGTCAGGGCGTCAGATCTAATAACCGCAGGCGAACCTGCATTAGGAGTTTCTGTCACAGTTTCCGGTACGAGCAATTGCCGAAATTTTTCCATCAAAATATGCACACAAAATGCGTCTACACTTGCATTATGCATTTGTGATTTGTTGACGTGCTGATCAAAACCATATTTAACAAAACAATGTTCGCCTAAGTTTGATTTAAGCCCTTTTATTCTAAGCGCATTTAATCGCATAAAGTAAGAACGTAATGTGTCAGCTGGCTTAGGAATTGTTACCGGTGTCGGCCCCAATCCATTAGCTTTCTCGATTCCGTTGGTGTCGATGATGCAGTTATCGTTAAACGTAACTTTGGGAAACTTGAACCTTTGAATGTTGTTAAGAAACATAGGTTCGTCAAAGGCGTAAATGTTGTGTCCGATGACAGGCACACCTTTGGATAGAAGCGTATTAATCATTTGCGCGTAAAACGTGAATACCTCTTCAGGTGGTTTACCTTCACGTTTCATGCGCTGGAAATCGAGGTGAAATTGCACTCCTCTTGCGGCCATGGCATTAGATACATTCTGTAACTTGCCTTCTATGGCGTCAGCGAGATCAGCTTGATGTTTAGTCCAGTCCACAATTGTTGTGAGCCTGTCCACCACTTCGCCGTTACGAACCAGACAGTGACCGAACTCCACAATCAAATCGTTCTGCAAATCTAGCCCTGTGGTTTCAACGTCGATGACGAAGTAATCACGTGGCCAGCCGCCTCCGTACAGTTTACGAAACTCAGCTGGCCAGTGATTAGCGATCATCATGCTCTCCGCGTCAAAATGTGAAACGCATCTTTAATCCGTTGCCATCCTACGTACAAACCTCGACGCCATTTAGGAATGGTCATGCGGCGGCTCAGATCACGACCATAGTTGGCCAATTCCTGATAATTTTCACACGGAGAATGCTCCGCAACGGAAGCTTCTCTTACCCCAGCCCAGTACACGCCTGAGATGACGGTACCGAGCAACGCCATATACAAAAACTGCGCAGGCTCTTCCACCTCAAACCAGCCAGACTCAGACAACGATTCCACCATAGACTTGGTCTTAGGATCTGCCGCAGCAGGCACGAACTTGCAGAATGCCGCACAGGCCTGACCAAGTTGCTCATCCGTCACATTGAAGTGTTTCTTAAACGCCGTAAGACAGTTAGGGTTGTTTTCCAACTCCTCAAGCCTTTGCGCCACAACCATAGCAATGCTGCCAAAGTTGTGCGCTACGTCTCTCTCCGGACGGTATAAGCGCTTATCGTCTGCTGAGAACCGTGCCTGCAATCCCATGTCAAACCTCCTGCTTCAAATCATCGATGTCATCGCCAAGAAAGAACTTTGCTTGTTCTTTTATATAATCACTTGGCAGGCATCCGTCTTTAGGTAATTCCTCAGAAAAGTACCGACAGTCCCAACCGGCAGCCTCGTCCCCCGTTACCAGCAAATTGTCTGAGTCGTAATATGTGCCGTTTCCTGAAATTATCGGTTCCCTCACGTAATTGGCTTCTCCATGCACGCCATGGACTAACAACTTGCCGCCGATTGTGATTGTGAACTTAGCGCCGGGTGGTATTTCGCCCAAATCTGAATACTGCTTTCGTGCACCGTCGTCTATCCCGGCATAAGTGAATCCGTAATCGTGACACTCTGGACCATCGGGAGTTACCAATAACGCTGCGCCGTACTCAGATTCCGCCAATTCATCCATAGCTTCATCTACACATTTTGCCTCTACCGCAAAGTGCTCAGGGAAGAAACTATCGTCAATAGTCACGAGCCAAACAATACCGCCCGCACCCGGATTGATCACTGTTGCTGTAATGGGCTGTCCGCGAAACTTACCTTCTGCACGTACCATGTCACTCTCCCTTAGGCTGAGCCAGTTCGTAAGGTGTTGTTCTCATGCCATACACTTCTGGCAAATCATCAACCATCCGAACCTTTGCGTCGCTAAACATGTGTGGATACTTCTTGCTCAGGATCTCGTAGATCTGCGCAAAGACGTATCGGATTTCCCATTCTGCGTGAGCTGACGTGCGCATCTGAATCATGTGCCTTGCCGCCCTGACATTCATTGAAAACCCAATCTCGTTTGCCACGCCATTGGGTAGGAACATCCGCCGTAACGCTGATGTCACTTTTTTCTTGTAATCGAACGACTGCTTGGGGTCGTTCAAATTCATGTCCTCGCACGCCATCCGATACTTCATCTCTAGATACTCAAGCGTCAGTTCGATGTCGTGCTTGATAGGCTCCAAGATCGGATCCCACACAACCTTCAGCTTGTCCGTACGAACATACCGGCCAGACGTCTGACTGTATTCCGTACCGACATGGTGCCGCACCAATTCGTGCGTGAACACCCTACTACAGTTCGTAATGACGAAGTTAAAGTTCACATGCCCAAAAACAGATCCATGCCCATGTGCCAAACACGCAGCAAGATTAGCTGGAATATCGCGCGTCCTATCAATGTTGTCGTTCTTGCCCGGCGACAATGATGCGTAGCAAAGCTTCGCATAGAAGCTCACTAAGCATTCTGCTGGTGACAATCCTAGTTCTAGCGCCTGCCTGTATTGATGGATAAAGGCTTGATTGCCCGTATCCTCCAGATACCTGACCAGCTCTATGTCATTAACCTCAGTGAATCCCAGCAAATATACAGACGGTTTAACAAACGGAGATGGCATAGAATCCTCACTTAAAAGCTACGGCTACTGGATACTTAGGAACAATATCGTCTCCAAACGTTAAATCAAAATACGCCACGATCAATCGGCGTGAAATATACTTACGCGAATTAGTTGTTAATTCAATACTTGTTACAACGTGTTGCGGGCACATTACTTCAAACTCATCGCCGTGGTCTGTTGCACATACGGCTACGGCAAAATTAGTAAATTCGCCGCGTCCGCTTTTTACATCCACAACGTTGTAACTTTTAGTCTTAGGCGTGTGCGCCGCCAAGAAAAATACAGAATCGTTCGATTTGTATCCTTCCGCCGAATGCCGCAAATTGACTCCGGGGTAACCTAACAGCAGACAACGCGATTGATAGTAGTTAAGATCTTCCCGGTTACGAATTTTGACCGTTTCTGCACACGTTACTAATGCCCCCGTAAAAGCGTTGAGCTTTTTATATCTTTCAGAAAATGCAGCTGTGCTGATCTGATCGCACAACACAAATTGCACTTTCGTATTATCTGCCTTTAATTTTTTTAATCGCTTTTGCAACACAGTTTGTGCTATGCCAGTTTCTGTTAAAAATCCGTCTAGAATTACAGCAGGTTCTTGTGTCAGCGGCCAATGCAATGCGCTGTTGATACGCGGTACAGTTGTGACCGGTGTCGCATCCATGGTCACCAACTGTACTTGATCGTTTTCAAGATATGCAAAACAACGTTCGCCCTGCAAAATAGGTTGACCTAATGCGTTGTCCCAGCGTACTTTAGATGCGCAATCCACGTAATCGCGCGGAAGTGCAGGGCTTGGCATTTTTATCATGAACTAGAATTCCTTGAACAATTGATGCATGCGGTCACGGCAGCACCGTCGCTAAAATATGCTTGTGTATTACACGCCGGACACAGTTTTACCGCATATGTCGTTGGATGACAACCCGCTCTGCATTCTTGATAGCCTATAGGACATGTGTGACATGCAAAATTATTTGCATACCCAGCAGGACACGCATACTTAGGATTGCGTCGAGCCCTGTAGCGCATTTGCTCTTTATTCCATTTCATCAAGTTTGGAATAGCAACAAGTTCTACAAACCTTAAATTTTGTTCGGATTTGTCATAATCCACAAGCGCAGAAAACCGCATTGTCACCAGTTCTAACGGTCCTCTGTACAAAAATACTTCGCGTTTACGCATACTCGCAGGTAGCCGGCGATACAGCTTTAATTGACGCCATGCTATATACCGACAATACGATAACGGCCACCATGACGTGCTTGTCAACGTGCAAGGAAATCCTGCTAAAACTTTAAACGTAACGTCGTACCCTTCTACCTTTTTTGCATTAACGCGCGCAGTCATTTCCATGATCTGCACAGGCACCCATTCCTTACCCTCAAGCCGCACGTAAGGACGTACGGCTTTGTTTTCCTTAAGCGTCCAACAGTTACCAAGCAACCGATGTATCAAATCTACAGCCAAAGACTCTGTCAGTTCCGTTCCAGCAAATGGGCGCAACGATTCCTGTATTGTGTCGTATTGCAATCCGGGCATACGGATTGCTAACGAGACCTGAGCAAAAATGTAATTCACAAATTGCTTGAATATGCTTCCCGCAAGTTTTTGATTAGCAAATTTATGGTAAACATCTAAACCTATGCTATTCTTTTGCGCAATGATTTGTTCAACGTCGTAGCGTAATCGTGTTGTTTTTTCATTGCTCTCCGTCATCGATCAATTCCCCGTATGTGCCAGTTGAAACACCGGTACTTTCATTTACGACAACAATAGGTGTGGTATTTGTTAATCTAGGCAATTCCGGTGCGTAAATATGTTCGTACGAATAAGTAGCTGTAACATCTTCAGAAAAATCTTCAATTGCAGCGATTGTCAGATAGGATCGAATCAAATGGTACGGCGCATGCTCTGCGGTACCAACCCCATTTTTCTGTAACTGAGAAAACAATACACCCAACTCACTCCAGTCCCCACTTGTATTGAAGAAACGCGCAATTGCGTCACTTAGTAAATACAGTCGCTGCGCTTCGCCTCGTTGAAATTCGTTTGGTGCTGTCCAAAATCCCAAGGTAATTGTGCCGTGTTGTTCTTCCGTCATATCCAATAGTGGCACATACCGATCATCTAAACGCAAATTAAAATACACGCCAATAGAATTACCGTCATCAATTAACTTAACGACATATCCGTCTCCGGGTTTTAACTTAGTTAGCGTTTTGGGCTTGTCGTCGTTTGACATTGTGTTCATAAATTACCCTGTTTACTTCTGACCAGTAATATTTAATTACAGCTTTCTTTGAAAACCCTTGTGCCGTTAACTCAAGCATAATTGCTTTTTGTTGCGCTGGTTCTGGATAAGCGTATTCCCATTTAGCTGCGGCGTTACGCGCTTTTATATACAACTGTGCTACCACAGGATCGTTCTGTTCTAAAGTTAACGGTGTTTTATTGATTTTTTTGGCTGCATACGCTGCGTACTTTCTAGGTAACAAGTGCTTTAACTGCATGTCAATTATGGCTTGATCCGTCGTCAACGCTGTGACTACGCAATATTCTTTAAATTCGGTTGAATAACACACGGGAAATATAATCCCGTGTGTTTGCTCTGAAAGCAAATAGCAATTTTTAGTATGTTTCCCGAAGGGAACCGCTTGTTCCACAGCTTCATAAATGGAAAGCTTAACGTCGGGAAAACGTTCGGCAAATCGATTCAATGCGTGAATAGAAATCAACATGGATCGTCTCGCTTAAATGCGGGCAGCGATGTCCGCTATGATTGGATGGCGTACGATGTTTTCATCGCTAATATGAATTACAGCGACGCCCGGAACTTTACCGATTTTGTCAATAATGTCCATCATGGCGACCCGACCCACGAGGTCACTTTGTTTTGGATCGCCTGTGATGATCATTTTTGACCCTACTCCAATACGCGTAATAAACAATTTCAATTGCGCATAGGAACAGTTTTGCGCTTCGTCCAGAATGCACACCGCATTCTTTAACGTACGCCCACGCAAATAGGCAATTGGGGCAACCTCCACGCCCTTGTCAATATATT